CAGCTTTGGCTTATCGTACTGAACGCCTTCAACGTTCCAAGCGTTGAGGATATACATTTTCTTTTTGCGCCAGATGCCCTTGTTGGCGATAGTCTCACGCTTCATCTGCATCTTCTGCTGATAAGCATTCATCATACCAGCTAGCTCGTCGTAGCATGAGTTGATATAATGCTGAATTTTAGTTTCGCAGAACTGATCGATTAACTTTACTGCTTCAAGTTCGTCGCTACCTTCAGGTATCAATCTATCAAAGGTAACATAAATCGAATCAGTATCAGAAGCAACTACAAAGTCTATATCTTTTGACTTGCAAACCTTGTTCATAAACTGGTTCATCTTCTTCTCAATCCAACGGATAGAAAGCTGACCAGACATAGTGATAGCTTCTGCATTGTTGAAGCTGAACCAACGGAAGTATCGATTACCGAGCGCACCGTAAGCTGAGTTAAGCTGAATTTTCTTCGCCATTTGCATATTATGATAGCGAGCGATTAGCATTTCATCCTCACGAGCATGTGTTTGCTCATAACGCTTCTTGGCTTCGATCATCAACTTCTTATACTTTGTACGGTCGTCGTACATTGTTTCCATAAGCTGAGGTAGAAACCCTTGCTTGTCCTTATGATAGATGCAACCGTTCGCTGCGATAGCATGCTCACAGTTATGTGTCATTGTTCCTTCAAGCAAAATATCGATAGAGTTAAAGTTAGGTAAACGAGTGATGAATGTTTCTGGGCTGATATTATACTGCATAATCAAATGTGGATAGAGGCTGTTCAAATCGAATGATACAACCCACTTATACAAACCTGGGACAGGTTCCTTCACGTGACCACCAACAAGCTCGAACTCCTGCCTAGAAGGTTCGAACTGAGGAATGACAATACGACGATCAAGCAGATAGTTATGAATGATTACATCCCATGGACGAACAGTAGTCATAGTGTCATGATAGTTTACCTTGGCGTCATATGCGAGCGCCATCACCTGTTCGATAAACTTAAGTTTCTCATCAAGTTTATCAACAAGAACACAGTCGTAAATATTATACTCGATAAACTTTTGAAAGTTATTCTTATACAATTCAAGTAGCGAACCATACTCTGAGTAATCGATCTTTTGCTCGCCCAGCTCAAGTTGAGAAATATAATCTAGCTTATAGCTCTCTTGGTTACCGAATGAAAACTTACGATACAACTGATAATAGTCAAGAACAGCAATACCAGCTGGAGTGTATGTTTGATTTTGCTTGCCTTTAAATTCAACTTCTTTCTCGTCAAGAATGAGCCAAGGAGATAGCTTCTTAGCATACTCTATGCCTAGTACGTTCTTGATACGATTGACTGTGTAAGGAATATCGAAGAACTCGATATTCCAACCAGTAACAACATCTGGCTTCCAAGTAGGATGATTCCACACTTTGATAAATTTATCTAGCAATTCGAATTCATCTTTGCAACGAATATACTTGGTCTCATCATTGTGCTCAATATATTCTCCACAACCGAACACAATGTTCTTGCCATTCTTACGTAGAGTGATAGCTGTGATTTCTTTATCAGCCTTCTGAATATCAGGAAATCCCTCGTCAGCTGCACACTCGATATCGATAGTTACTACTGAAATAATCGACGGATCGTAATTGATCTCGCCGTTGTAATAGTCATACATAAACACATATTGATAGTTGTTCAGCCCATAATAATCAAAATTCGATACGTCTTTATATTTCTCACAAAAATCACGTGCGTCCGAAATAGACTCGAACTGCATTTTATCAACTTGCTTACCATCCAGTGTACGATAAAACCCATCCTTCTTAGGAAGAAATAGGTATGGCTTATACTTCTCGATAAATTCTACACGTTGACCGTCTTCATAACCACGAACATAAATTTTATCTCCACGTTGATAAACACTTGTGTAAAACTTCATCATAACTCCAGATGTGAGTGTAGGGTATTACTCTTATAATACCCTACAACGTTGTAAATGTCAAGAAAAAATAGTGAGTGCTTCTTCAAATAGTTCTTTGCGCTCTTCGAGACCAATAGTACCACCATTGATCTTCTTTGATACTGTAGTAACATCACTCTTGTCTGCCCAATCATTTAGATCATGCTGGTCCCAGAACCAAGCAGCTGACATAATAGCACCTTCTGGTGTTTCCAACCAGTCAGGATTGTTAATCAAATCAACTTCAAGATCTGTACCGCATGCAGTGTAATTTGAACGTCCAGTCAACTGGATAGCACCGCGACCGCGAAAGCGATAACCGTCACCAGAATCTTCATCACCATTACCCATGCGACTAGCGTACACACGATTAGCGATAGCTTCAGGGTTGTTTGCATAATCATCAGGATCAACGTCCCTGAAATACTTTGGAAAAATTTGAGAAAGGCGAGCAGCCTTGTAGTTTAAATTCTCATGAAGCTTTGTCAATCCACCTGACTCATGTCCTACTTGTGCAAGAAACATAGACAAACGCTTAGGTGTATTGATGTCAAAATCTTCGATAATTTGATTAATTGGTCCGACGAATTTCTCTAGCACAAAATCATCTGTGTCTTCGAAAAAATTGCATAATTGTTCGAGTGTGACTTTCATATCTATCTCCATAAAAGAAAACGGGGAATTGCTTCCCCGTTATTTATTGTTAAAAGGACCGACTTGGGATTCGTTGTCTCAATGTATTCAAAACGACATTATGTACGTCACTACGGTAAATACCCAAGTCGGCAAGCTCTCTATCAGAAAGATTATGAAGCTCTGATGCTGCCTTATTATAAGCAAAGCTTCTCTTCATCCAAATTACTGATTGGTTAAGATAGTTGGTAAACAAGTCAAACATTTATTTCTTAGCAACCTTTGTAGTAGTTGCTACCTCTTCTGATTCGATATCGATCTTCTTTGGCTTCTTATCCTCTGGGATAACGTGCTCAAGCCAGATCTTTAGTAGTCCATTTACCATCTTAGCATTGTTGACAACAACATTATCTGCTAGTGTAAATGTACGAGTGAATGGGCGATCAGAGATACCCTTGTGAAGGTAATCAACGTTGATTCCATCATCAGTAATAGTATCTACTGTTGTATGACCAGCGATCTTCAGCTTGTTTTCCTCAAGCGTAAGTTCAATATCCTGCTTACCGAAACCAGCAACAGCCATCTCAATCACATAGACATTATCATCTGTCTTCTTCAAATTAAATGGAGGATAGCCTGAGTGTGCGGCGCTATTAGCAAGGTATTGAGCAGTTTCTTGCACCTTGGAAAGAAACTTATCAGAGCCGACAAAAAACTTGTCAAACTTGGCAAGGTCTGAAAATGTGTGGTCAAAACGATATGGTGTGTTAGTCATAGTAGTTCTCCTGTGAAGCGAGAGTTTGATATAATGAGACCCGATTGGCATCTCACATATTATATAGGTTGCGGCGCAATATTTTTAAAGGGGTCTAGTGTAATTTTTTTCCAAAAGTTTCTTGCGCTACAACAAATAATTGCATTACTGTTTGATCTAGTAAGTAAATTGGTGTCATGCCAGCAGATTTATAACCCTGTCCAACATTCCATATTCTAAAGAAGCTATTGTTTTCATCATCTGAACACATCTCTGCTGCTTGCTGAACTACCTCTTCTGGAATTTGAGTATATTGAGTCAGAGTTTCCATTAGTCCCATAGTCCCTGGTAATACTTACCGAACAAGCGGAAGCCATTTTTCTGACGAGCACCAACGACGTTCATAGCATCATAATCGCCGCTTTTGTGGTATTCATCATCCCATTCGTCGTTAATCTCTAATCCAAAAGCGAAAATCATTTCATCGAGAACATAAACCCAACGGTCATGAAACAACGCATCTGTTTCGCCCCATTTCTTTTCTTCATCAGTTAGTTCTGGTGCTGCGGATGTACGAAGGTGCTCAGGAACGTCTTCATCATCAACGAAAGGCGAACCATGCTTGGTAGCCTTCAACTGCTTGAGCATAGGCAATACAATGATAGCGAGTGTATGATCCATTGACCAAGTGTCATACTCGTCAATACGTACCTTGATATTACGCTTGCGCTTCGCCTGAATCCAGTTACAAAACTTATAGAGCCACTTGATATCAGCGAGCCAGTCGCCAAACGCATCAGCTGCCTTGTAGTCCCAACGGTCATGACGAGGGTCATCGTCAGCAAAGATACCACGACGATTTACCCAAAAGAAAACAGCATCGGCAATCTGATACGGTCCAATATAGTTCTTATACGGTCCGAGATATACTTTCATATAAATAGCTCCTAGCTATGGAGGTTACGATGTTTGGACGTTTACAACTTTACATATTTATCGGCATACTAGCATTTGGCGCTCTTTCAGCAGGGTATTATTCTTGGCGTGCGGGTATCGAGCGAGAGGCTCTTTTAGAGTACAACCAAAAACAAATCGAACAAGACGCCAAGGACAAAGAGGTGCTCCAACAGCAACTAGCAGATATCGAAAAGAAGCGTAGAGAAATAGAAGCAGAAAACGCTGCTTCTAAGAAAGCTTTTGAAGATAAAATTAACTCTATTAACGCTGATTTAAATTCAAAAGAAACTAAAGCAGCCGACAAAGAATCATCAAAGGTTCTTAAAGATACTGTTAACAAGCTAAAGGATGTGGTGAAATGAAAATAGTAATCGCTACTGTAGCAGCTTTATCTTTAGCTGGTTGTGCCAAAGCTCTACCACCTCAAATCATTACAAAAACAGAAATGCAGGTTATGGTGCCTGACAAATCTATGTTCTATTGTCAAAACGTAAGACGCTTTCCTAATCCAGAAACACTGACTGATGTTGAGGTAGCTAAACTACTCGTTGAGTTGCATAGCAAGAACACAGAGTGTCAGAAGAATATGAATGCTGTTTATAAAACTCTAGATGAAGCTAAGAAAAGAACAGAGAAGAAAAACTAGTCTTCGTCTGTTTTAAGACCCTGTTTAACTAGCCAAGAGATGCTGACAAGCTTTTGATCTTCTGTCCAACCTTTAGAATCAAGTATCGTTTTGATCCTAGTTAGGATATCCTGAGTCCAAACCAGCTGGATTTTAGTCAAGTCAGCAGATGTTATCATCTTCAACGGTTCTGCTTTTAATTCATTCATCATATATCTCCAAAGTTGGCTCGGGGTGATGGGCTCGAACCACCAACACGCAGATTCAAAGTCTGCAGTTCTACCAAATTGAACTAACCCCGATCACTAACCTATAATAACAACACTACTTATTATAGGTTGCCAGGCGTAGACATAATCTTGTCCCAGTTTACAATACCGTTCATCAGATGCCATGTTTTCCTATGTACATCATCATTAAACTCAGTAATTTCTTTAACACGCTTCTCTAGAACGCCAATAGTTGTGCGAATATGACCAGTGTCATGATCCTCAAGCTTAGTAGTAAGGAACTCTATTTCTCTCAATAGAGCACGCTTATGATTTAGCAACTCTTCAATCTGTGCCATTATTTATCTCCTAGTTACCAAAGTATTCTTTGTCTGGATTGTCTTTAAGATAGCTTTCAGCAAATGCCTGAGCAATCTCTTCTGTATTGCTTTCTGGTATGTTAGCTTCTGGGTACCACTGAAACAGTCTCGTACCAGCATCAGTGATATTCTCAACACCATACATTACATTAACTAAACCATCTTTATGGACTTTGATTTCCATACAACGGACCACCTTCTGCTTAGCGAAGGCTTTCATTTCATATACATCACGAGTCCACTCTTCGCCTTCATAACAAAGAGTTTCTGTACTCACAAATTGCTTGTAAACACGAGGCACCCAATAGGTGTACCCAATGTTATACTTTGTAGGAATTAGCATCTTTAATGACCTCTAGATCATGGAAACTGTAACCAGATGCCTTCAAGAAGGTAACAAACTGGTTGACCACTGTTTGAATGTGAGCATCAGTGCCATCGAACACAACATGTGTCAAGCTGTGTGTTGGCTCGTGTTTCTGATCAACATTCTCATATTCACAGCTAAAAGAGTATGTGCACTTGTACTTACCATCATCAGTCATCTGCTTCCTCCATAACCACCAATTGATCTTCAAGCACCCAAAGCAACTCATCATAGAATGGGTGGTCGCACAGAACGGACAGACCTTTGATGTTGACCACCTTCATACGACCACGATAGTTACCTTCGTATTCATTCTCATCAATCAACTCTACCGTATCACCAATTTTCATATTAACCTCAATTGCAATATTTGCGCCAAACTTCACGACCATAACGATCGTAACCAATTAAATCGTCATAACACTGACGACGATACCTTGGTGGGCTATGGTCGTAGTAATATGCTCCACCAGCAATTGCTCCAAGAGCTAACCCACCAGCTATCCATGGCAGTACGTTATGGTGACGATGATGTCCATGAGCAGGTCGATTAGGACCACCATACATACGTCGACCGTCTGCAGCGATTGCAGCCGAAGACATAGCCAACAAAGATGCAACGATCAACAGTTTACGCATAGTTCCCTCACATACGTTCGATAGATGGACGACCTACTACTTCTACACCATTCGTACGAAGACCGTAAATCTCTTTAGAGAAAGAGAATGCTTCTTGCAGTGTATGGAAGTAAGACTTCTTGGTGACTAGTAATCCATAGATACCATCACCTTTTACGACGTGCTTAACATCGTAGCAAACTTTGAACTTTGGTTTCGACATTCATATACTCCTTCAATCACTCAGTATCTATTATACTGAATATTTAGAGATAAGTCAAGCACTTTTTAATGATGTGTCAGAATATATTCAGAAAAAGAATCCCAGTTGTTCCAAGCTTCTTCGAAGATGTCGCCTTCGTCAGGATAAACCATCTGAAACATCTTCCAAGCTTCTTCACGTTGGAGAGTGCCACCACAGCATTCCTCAGCATAATCGATAATGCTCATATAGCGTTCTTTCATCATGCCCATGATTTTGATTCCTTTCGAGAATATGAACCTTTGCCCTTACGTGGCTTAACGATGCGCAACCGAAACTTTGCATCGTTAAGCTCATGTGCAAATGGGTTACGCTTTGATACGCTTGAGTTTACCGATGATTTCCCAGTCATAGGTCTTCTCCTTGGTGCGTTTGTCGGTCACATAGTCCATCTTGTGGCCAGTCTTCTCCTCAAGGTAGTCGACCGCATCGATAATGCAATCGAAGGTCTTCAAACCGAGAGAGTTATTCAGGTTGGGCTTGGCTACGTACAACATTATGCATTCTCCTTGACGAGGGTCATACGCTTCACATACTCAAGCGCAACAAAAGACGAAACAGACGAACGACAGCTAATATCTGTGTCATCAGAGCTCGGAAAGAAAGTCAGCTGGAATCCACTGGTGCTGAAAGAGTTGGTCTTGTGACCGTAGGTGTACGCCATGGAAACCATGAAGGACTTCAAATCCTCCCAGGTATCATAATTCTGAGGAGCCGAAGGGTTCATCGCGAACACAGCCTTGGCAGTCATATCGAAATCATAGTCATCGAGTTTCATCTTTATCTCCTCTTCAACCGTAGATATATTATAGCGTAGAATGAGGGCTAAGTCAAGCCCTCATTTTGTTGAGCTTGGAGGGACTCACAGACCCGAACCAGGTACTGACCAGCGTGGTCTAAAAGCAAAGCTTGAGTTAGAATACCTTGGACCCCAACTCCAGCTTGGGTGCGACGGTTAATTTCCTCACAGACGGAAATTAGGGTAAAGCCATCAACGCTGGGGTAGCGAGAGAGAAACTGGGGGACGAGGCGGGGATTAAAACGGGTCATAAAAACCTTCCTTTCTTTAGGTTACATATATTATACCCCCAAACGTAGGAATTGTAAAGAGATTTGATACTTGCAAATACTAAAAAACCATAGTATAGACGATATTTGATGCTTCGCCTCTACTATGGTTATGGAAAGTATTACAAGTAAAAAATAAGTATTACAGAAGTATTTCTAGCTCCCTGGAGCCTCAGGGAAAATTCGGGCTAGGTTGCTGAGGTACAGGTCCATTTCGGCGTATTTGAGGCTTCCAGCCCACAGAAAATGAACCATTCCCCGTAGCCCTATTCCTTTTCTCACGTGGAGCTCTGGAGGAGAGGAAGTCGTGAAGTGGATGTATCTGGTAATGTTCGTTTCGCAACCGTATCGGATTATTACGTAATTCGTTACGGGTTGGTCGCCGAATTCCTTGATGTAGTTTGGATCAATACGCTTGAGCATAGCTTTAATATCACAGCATACAGTTACCAGCTCATTCAAATCGTTGGAGCCAATTACGCCTGAGTTGATGATTGGTACGTAGCAATCGTCTAGAGTGCCATCTTGAAGGGCAATACCCAACCCAAACCATTCCGAGTTGTACGTGCTGGTGTTTCGAAGTTCACCGATCTTCTTTTGGAGATCGGGATAAAAATGCTTTTCGCTAGTGAAACACAGCTTCTTCGAATTTTTGATGTCGTAGAGCATTGGCCAGATCGAAGCATCATAGATGATATCGGTATCTACGTAAAGGTATACGTCATAGTCTTTCGGTAGATGAGAGGCGCATTCATAGCGTGCTGATAAATTTGCTTCTTTCGGAAATGGAAGAACCATCGCCCAAGACCAAAGTTCGATTGGTACGTATTGAAGTGTTTTCTTTTGGTCTCTATCAGAGAAGATGCATATGCTACGCTTATAGCTTCCGTACTTGACCAGCGATTCTAAACTGATACGGAGGATGTTGAAATAATCATCTCCTCCGTATACGCATGTCCATATAAGTGGTGTCATATCTTTCTCCATTGATTGGAAATATTATACCTCAATCAATGGAAATAGTCAAATTGGAGTTTCTTCTGGTTCTTTAACCTGCTTACCCCAGTCAGTA